ACATGACTTTGCAAGACGTGGTCGAGGCCACGGGCCTCAACCCACGCACCCTGCGGTGTATTCTGCAGGGCGTGACCAGCCCTCATGCTCGTACCCTGCATAAGCTGGCCGAGGGGCTTGGAGTCTCGACCGACGAATTGTTTCAGGATCCCTATCAGAGTAGCCACGCTCCGTTCAATAAAGCAACATTCGACAAAGCAACTAACCCTGCTGTTGCAGAGGTCGTCGAAGCACATCCTGAAACTTTTGCGCGCTGGACACCCGCCGATTTCGAAGAACTTTTTAGTCGCATGGCCGTGGGAGGCGAGCTGACCGAAGAGGGGACATTCACCGCTGCCAAAGCGATGAATGTTCGGCGTGAATTGATGCTCAAGGTAGCCGTCATTCTCGAAAGCAGTGAATCTCATCTGATGCACGACTTCGTCGGCTGGCTGTATCGTCGTATGACGACGATAGATTAAACCTGTGTTTCCACTGACTCAATTATCTTGACGCAACACCTTGGCCACCGGCAATCGGTCGATCCGTTCCGCTCCTTCGTAAGACTGCAGAAGATACACCGTGTCGTCTTCGGCAACAAACCGATCATCCGGCAGAAGCAAAATCGATTCGCTGAGTAGGATCTGAAAGAATGACTTGGTCACAGACGGACTGGACGTATCGTCGACGACGATCTCCTCCGGCTGGATCTTCACTGGCAGCGCCGTAAATGCGTAGATCCAATCAACGATCACAGGTCCCGCTCCGAGATCACCCCACACTGCCCGCTCGATGTCCACGCGATCCAGGCATCCATAGGCAATACTCAACTCGCGCGTCGTGCATCTCCAGCGACCCAATAACGAGAATTCCTGGGTCTCCAGAATCGTCCAACGTCTGCTCAGTCCGTCCACCACAACATCACCAATCTTTGGTGCTGCCTCACCGGATGGCATCTGCAGATGCCAAATTGCATCAGCTTGTTGCGCTGAACCATCACTCGGATTTGCTTCTGTAGTGATCGAATCTAACCGTCTCGCGAGGCTGATTGCCACCTTCTCTGAGCTACCTCGACGACGTAGCTCGACGCTTTCCAGCCCCGCAACCAACTGAGTAAAATCGCCTTCTGCATTGATATCCGATACCATTACGTAGTTCCCTGTGATCGAAATTCAAATGGCTCGTAACCGGCTAGTTTTCGATCGCACCAATCGACGGTCTGCTGAAGCGACTCGAAATAGTCGGTCCACGACACCCGCTGGCCGTCGATGGAATACGTCGGTTTTGGGTTTGCTCGCAGTTGTTCCAACTGGGCAAGCGTAAGATTACGAATCGAGGTAATTTGTTGTGCTTCGCTAGACATTTTTATAGACACCTCACTTGAAAGCGAAAAACAATTTTCTGCCCGAGGACTGGCGTCAACTCGTAGCGCACCTGATAAATTTCTCCTGCACTCGAAAATGCTTCGTTCAACGAAACGTCCAGTTCGTGGCGAAAATTGTAGCCAACCGTATCGACCGTCCACGCACTATCAAGCTGCAGCACGTCGTAAACCACATTCGAAACACTGAGCGCGACGTTCTGATGCCCTGTGACCGGAGTAAGCACCGTGGGATCCTCCTTGTCGAGTTCGTAGACCGTGTAGAGGATCGACTCCACGGATGCTTGGTTGATCACCAGCCCAGAAGCATTTTCTACTCGCGACATAAATGTTGCCGTAGCATTGCGAAACACCACCGCATGAATATCCTTCGCAACTGCCATTAGCCAATTACCTCACCTGAAAGAATAGAGTTAGTAGAAGCAACGCCTGCGCTTGAGTGTTGGCCTTGCGCGCTTGACAAGGAACGGTAGAGCATTTCCTCGACTCGAAACGGACCTCGTACTCGATTGGCCATCGTTATTGAATTGACGCGATTCGGAATCATCATAGGAGGATGGTCGACAACCACCGGAGTGTCGAGCGAAAGAATTTTGAGACCCCATCCGGGATGATTGAGATACCTAATGCAATTTTGGTAGGCGACGACATCACGTGAACTCGGCAGCAAAAGCATGGGGTAGCCCATGGCAAGAGCTGTTGCCTGCTGCTCACTAACAGCACCTTCAATCAGCAAGACATCAGCTAGGTCGACAGACGCCACCCCATTTAGGTTTCCGAAGTAGAAAAACCCCGGAATTCCTACCGAAAGACTCCCACTATTCACGCCTAAATTGCCGCCATCCAGATAAATCTTCCGCTCGCTATCAGACGAAAACACAGCAGTCAAATGATGCCACACTCCCGGTATCATTGGACTTGTTGAATACGCTGATTCTGAGCTTCCGTTGGTGGTCCTGGCCACGGCCTGCTTCCCCGCATCGCCGGCAAAGTAAATTTCGCACTTTGCACCAGTAGAAAAATCAATAACACCCACGAGTGCCGTCAGCAACGAAACATCTGGCACGCGAAACCAACCAGCCAAAGAAAATGGATAGCCTGATATTGGTGAATTAATGCTGTACAACACATTGCTTCCATCAATTGAAAATGCCACGGCCTACACCTCGCGAACTTCTAGTGACACAAATTCGAGGTCGCCGACTAGCGTATCGACGACATCGGACGCTAATCGCGTTACTCCAACCAATAGTAAATCCCCGGCTGCTGCTCCTCCGGTGTTGATAGGCACAGATTGCGAGGTCGCTAGTTTTCCATTCGTTGTCGGAGCAGAGATAGTTAAATCCGCAGTTCCATCAGCCGAGGGGAGCAAATCGAGATTCACACCACTCGTCATTCGAGTCGTCTCTACTCTCAATTTTGCGCTGCCCGTCGTTGCAGTACTTGAAGTCCAAGTAACGAGCGCCTCAAATTGCCCGCCTCCGTATTGGCTAGGCAATGTTGAAAGGAAAAAGGCCGTCTCATCTATCGTGTCGTCGAAATCCAACACGACAAACTCGTTTCGTAAGTCCACAGATGCGTAATCGACCGCGGGTGGGCGATTTGATAGTGGGTCGAACACAAGCAATGAATCGCCTGATGCCATGAAATTGTTACTCCATCAAAGGGGGTAAGATGAAAATCGTTTCTGGAAGCTGAAGCCAGGATTCAGGGTTCAGTGGTCGGAAAACTACCCATCCCACGGCCCCCTGTTTCCTGGCAACAGAATTCGGATTACCCAGCTCAGCCAGTACACTTCACGACGTAACGCGGATTAAGCACGGCCGCCACGCCCCGCTCGCTCGCCTTGAAACGCAGCACGATGTCGTTGTTGAAATCGGCCTCGCTATTGATCGGAGCCTGCGTGACAGTAATCGGCCAATTTTCCATGTAAGCAAATGCCTTATGGAAATCGCCAATAAACCACCATTTCTTCGCGTCGGCAGCCGTTACGCCTGACGCCAAGATGCGACGGTATGCAAGCCGGCTTTCCTCAACGCGATAGTTGCCCAGCGGATTCGCAGCAGTGGTCGCGGTCTCAGAAGCGGTTGGGGTGTAAGTAATCTCGGCCGCATTAAAAACTCGGTGAGCAGCATGTCGATAGGCTGGTGCTACCAGTACAGTTGTGCCGCTTACGAGTACCGGTTCGCCAGTGTTCGGATCCAAGATGTCGGCAAACAGTTGTTCGGCCGCGTCAACATTAGTCCAGTCCACCAACTCATTGGTCGACAGCTCATTTACCCAAGGCCCCGACGTATAATAGGTGTTGTAGTTGGTGCCATTCGATTTGTAATTGTTTGTAACCCCAACAACGAGGTCGAGAAGCCGCTTTTCTTTGTTCAGCCCCAGGATTTCACCAGCTTCTGCAGCGCGGCTGAGAATCAAGTGCGTGCGATCAAAGAAAATCGCTTCTTTGGTCACCGGTACAATGAATCCTCGCTTCGACGTCGATGGCGTCTCGATATAATCCTCACCAAATCCTAGGTTCGGATAGGGCATGCCCGGTGCCACTTCATCAACCTTGTCAGCAATTTGCGAAATGCCAGGGATTTTCTCGCCATCTAACCGTGTGGAAATGGTTTGTACGAGCTTCGAGACAACAAAATTTTCTTGCTCGTAGGCGTCCAGAATTTTGGCATAAATTACCTGCCCTGTGATGTTGAGAAATGCCGTCACATCAACGCCATCAGTCGCTTCCAATACGCTGACATTCCCGCCTGAACGAGGATCGAGCATCCGCACCCATTCGCGCCCGTCGGGTACGAGGGACTCAGCTAGGTCGCGGATACTGAATTCTTCAGGGGCCAAATGTCCTTCTTGCAATGCTTCGGAAAGATGCTGAACAGTTCGCTCTGCTCCATCCAAATCGTAACGTCGCTTGAGTTCACGATAGTTGAGTAACACAGAATTTTTCTCCTTCTTGGTCTCGCATTTTAGTTCCCATCACCTCGAACGGTGACACATCGTTCTTACGACAGCACAAAAGCCCTACGCTGCCGCTTGCGCGCCACCTCGTGTAATCGTGCTTATTACGTCGACAAGAACCTTAGTTCCTGGACTAGGAACCCGCTTCGCGCATCGGCCTATCGAGAGGTTCTCGCTTGCCACTCCGATAACGATCTGCTTATCTAGCTGTGTCCCGGTTGCCTCTTCACGACCGCCGATGAGATCTCCGATTTCAAATGCCTCGGACGCACAATCGAACTCAAAAACGCCGCTTGTCGCGATACGTATCGCGGCAGCTCCCCCGCTACCCGAGGCTTGCATAGCCACGCCGAGAAAATTGTCGTGCATGGCTTCTTGGTTTGCTGCAAGCGTGCCCAGATCCGGCAAACTCGAAATGGTCCTTGCGCTATCCACGTCCAAATACACTAGGTCGCCAATTTCGACGGTGTGACTAACATTCACGGGTAAAATAACCGGATTCGTATCTCCGTATCTCCAACGCATCGTGTTTGCCATGTGAGTTTCTCCTACAAATGACAGGAATTTGGTTTTGTGAAACCGCCCTACTTAACAAATACAAGCGGACGAGCATTCAAAAGCTAGTGCTTTGACAGCCGAGCATGAGAATGACAAAGTACTAATTGCGTGATAATTTCAGCGACTTTGCAAAATCTTCCACTGTTGGAGATTCTGCTGTTTGCATCGAAAATACTGACATCTGATCTCGCGATTTGGGAGCGGAACCACTAGCAAGACGGCCTTGCCATTTGGCAGTGCCACGAATCAGATCTGCCCGCTCTGCAATCAGTTCTTCGACTTGGCCTTCGACTTCAATCTTCATCAACATCTCGAAGAATGATTGGCTAACTGTTGGCCTAGTCAAATCGACCTCGCCATCAGATTGTTTCTTTCCGAGAGGAAGCGACAGACCATGTTCGCAAAGCAAATTGATGATATGCTGACGTCGCTGTAGAGTCTCGCTATGCGTGTTGGCGTCGGAAAGTTTCGCACTTAGTCGCTTGACTTCCATCGACTCGATCTCCTCCAGGAGATCTGGTCGGTGCAATCCTAAAGTTTCCAATGTCAGTGCGTCCCAGCGCGGGCCGAGAGACTGGTTTTTTACCTCCTCATTCTTCTCGGCTTGCTCAAATAAACCTTGAGTTGCTGCAGGATCGGCAACGAGGTCCACGCTTTGCACTCGCGTAATTTCTTCGACAATGGCAACTTCTCCTTGCCGAGAAACCCTAGCCAGTACATTGTGGGAAAACCCGACGTTTCTAGGGTTATTCTCTGCATCCCAAACGAGCTGCTCGGCTAGCGCATGTTTGGGGTTGAAATGAAGGTCGCCGTAAAGTCCCTCGCCCGATCGTAGGCGAACACGGCGTATAACGCCTAGTCGATCTTGGTAGTCGCGGGGTGCAAGGGCTCCTTCCCTTGGATGATTGACGTTCACTTTGGCTTCCTCGTACAAGGAAGCAGCCTTCGCCAGGGCCGACTCGCGGTAGCGGCGGCCATTGCGAGACTCCAGGCCAATCAGCTTAACGCCCTCAAGCACACCTTGGGTCTTGTCGACTTGCACAGTGACGCCATGCGAGCTGACAAACTCTTGCAATTCTTCGCTTTGTATTTCTTCTGCCATTTTGTCCTTTCCTCACTGAAAAAAACAACTTGGTGCAATAAAAAAGCCCCACCCAAGACCTGGCATGGTCTCCAGTGGGGCTCGACTTGATACTTGTTTCACATAGCGAAACAAGCTCGGTACAATACCCTGGGAAAGCGATCAGCTTTCAGCCAAATAAGAACACTCGTTTCTAGCTGACAACTGATGGCTGACCGATGACTGCTTTCTTAACGAATCATCCGATCAACGGCCACGCGAGTGGTTTGAATATGACCGTCTTGCACGTTGACGGTGACACTCGCGGAACCAAAAAAACCTGTGCAACAAATGTTTTCCATTAATTTCTTAAACTCCGTCTCTGCTAGACGGAATTTATCTTTCTCATTCTTTTGCACGTTCGTTCTCATGATTCGTTGAGTTTAGCAAACCCATTGGAAAATTTCATTAACGATTTTTAGCCGCTCAAAAAATCTCTAACGAATACTTTCTCCGGCGCTCGACTCTGGACTCTCCACTCTCGACTCCTCCTGATGCATCGCGATATTCTTTTGCTCTTGATCGTAATCTAACCCCAGCCGTAGACTCCATGTTTGGGGTGATAAGAGCCCCTTTTCAAAAGCTACTCGCTCGACTTGACATTCGCGTACTTGATCGCGCACTCGCAACGAGGGTGGGGTGATTTGGATATCGACCAATTTTCGCACATCTTGCGGCAAACGTCCTGCAGCCACCGCATTTCGGATCACACGCCACATTACATCGCAGTCGTCGTTCTTGAGATTCTCTTGTTGACGCTCAAACATTTTAATGGCCGGCCCTTCGGCCACGAGCGTCGAGGCATAGTTCGCGTTCGACGCGTCGGAAGTAAACATGAACTCGGGCATCACCAATCGAGACGCAACGGCACGAAGCTCCGCCTGCAGCACCATCACAAAGCTACTCGCATCAATCCCCGACGCAGGGAAATCGTATTCCATACCAGCAGGCGCATCGAGAATCGTCCCAGGCGCGTAATGCGAAAGATACTTGGTTTGGCCGTTTGTACCATCGACCCCACTGGCTTTACTTTGGTCGACCACAAACTGTTCGACGCCGCTGCGCGTGGCTCCCCGATGCTTGCGAATTAGCGCGATTGCCGACTGAATTTCTGCGACCACGCTCATATTGCGTAGCAGTTTTTCGATGCGGCGAAGGTTCTTACGAACCGGATAGTAGATTGGCAAACCCCGTTTCACGTTGGCGTCGACATTTGCCTTGCGATGCTGAATCGCGTCGGCCTCGACAGGTTCTCCATCGATAAAGTAGCCCAACACCGACTCGACATCATCAGGCTCGGTGCGAATGCCAAAACTTGCTGCTGGGAGGTTCGCCAATTCTTTGGGAGTTCTCACTTGATCTGGTTCAACAAACCGCACCCGAGTTATGCCATCAGGGCTAGAAAAATAACGCAGAAATGCTTCGCCGTCTCGATCCATCCGCCGAACAATTTCCTGCTGTCGAGCTTGCCAACGATTCAGGTGCATGAATTCGTCGAGGACGAGCTGAACTTCCATCTCAAGTCCCGACGGGGCCTGAGCACCCTTGCGAACCGAGGCTCGGTAATTGTGTCCCGTGCCAACGATATAGCTGATACGGTTCTCGACTCCGTTGATCGCATACTCGTTCGTAGCAACAAGGCGACGAGACTGCTGGCGAATCTCAGACAACTGCTCTTCCGAAACGAATGGGACACTCACCTGATTGCTTGGCTGACCATCGACCGACACGCCATTCCACCACATACCGTTGTCGTCTAAATAGGCTTCTCTTGGATCGACGAATTGATCCCAAAGTGCGTCACAAGCTTCGCTAAGTCGCTGTTCTAACTGACTGGTTTTGATCATATTTTGAATCTCCGTGACATGCTGGTCCGTAAAGTGAAATGAAATTTACCGCAGAGACGTTTTTATTGACTTACTGGAATTCGATCTCCTAATCCATCGTCTGTATTTTTTCCATGGTGATGTTCCTCGGCCAACCGAAGGGCCATTTCCAAGGCGTCGGGTCCATCGTCATGGGCTCCTAATGGAAAGTCGCGGAGTTGGTCGACCAGCAACGTGGTGTTCGGACTACTTTTGAGAAATCGAATCCTTCGTTGCGACAAGTAGGGGCCAAGCCGGCGAATCCGTACTTGCTTGTTCACATGATTGTGAATCGCACAAGGTGCTGCATGGCAGACGCCACTGCGTTGGAACTCGGCAGCAAACTCACCCGCGAGCAGCTCTTGATATTGATTGGCCTCGACGCCAAAAATTGTGACCCGATGATCGCGTAACAGTGATACCCCGTCGGCAACCATCTGGGGCGTAGGTCTCCTAGCAAGATCTGCCTCGACATAGAGCAACCCCTTCTTGTCGATCCCAAGCACGACGAAAGCCGAGTAGTCGCCATGCCGCGTATCGGCACCTTTGCTGGGATCTAAGGCCATCACCTTGAATTGCAACTCCTCGGGCCACTGGTGAAACCAAATATGATCGCCAAAATATTCTTCCGGCCACTCGCATCGCTCAGGATCGACCGGCGAGCTTTGTTTCTCGCGTTCAAAAGCTGTTCGACCTTCTTCCACTCGCATCTTCATCAGCGTATAGAGATCTTCCTCCTCAGGCCAAAGCAACTCCGCGCCCTGATCCATGCCTAATTGGT